GCTTCAGAAACTTCAGGTACTTCAGGATCAACAGGTTCAAATGGAACAAGTGGTGATGCAGGAACAAGCGGAGCTTCAGCTACAAGTGGTAGTTCAGGTTCATCAGGTACTGAAGGTACAAGCGGTGTAAATGGAACATCAGGAGATAGTACTTCAAGTGGAACTTCAGGTTCAACAGGTACTGTAGGTTCATCAGGTAATAATGGTACTTCAGGTGCTTCAGCTACAAGTGGTAGTTCAGGTAGTACTGGTTCAAATGGTACTAGTGGAAATGCAGGTCAAAGTGCTCTAAGTAGAACTTCAGGTTCAAGTGGTTCATCAGGTACTTTAGGTACAAGTGGTGTAGCTGGAACTTCAGGTGCTAGTGTAACGAGTGGTTCAGCTGGAACTTCAGGATCTTCAGGTTCAACAGGAACTGAAGGTACAAGTGGTGAAGCAGGTACTTCAGGTGCTAGTGAAACCTCAGGTACAAGTGGTTCAACAGGTACTGTAGGTTCAAGCGGTGAAGCAGGTACTTCAGGAGTAAGTGCTTTAAGTGGAACAAGCGGATCAACAGGTTCAAATGGTACCTCAGGTAACAATGGTCAATCAGGATTAAGCAGAACATCAGGTTCAGCAGGTTCATCAGGTACTTTAGGTACGAGTGGTGTAGCTGGAACAAGTGGAAATAGTGCAACTTCAGGTACCACAGGTTCATCAGGTACTTCAGGAGCTGATGGTGTTGAAGGAACTTCAGGTGAATCAGGTACTTCAGGTACTACAGGTTCAGCTGGTACTTCAGGAGAAGATGGTGTTGCTGGTACTTCAGGAGAAGCAGGTACTTCAGGTACTACAGGTTCAGCAGGTACAAGCGGTGAAGATGGTACTTCAGGTGCTTCATCTACAAGTGGTACAAGTGGATCAACAGGTTCAAACGGTTCATCAGGAAATGCAGGTCAAAGTGCATTAAGTAGAACATCAGGATCTAGTGGTTCAAGCGGTACATTAGGTACTTCAGGTGTAGCAGGAACTAGTGGAGCTTCTAGAACAAGTGGTACTAGTGGTTCAACAGGTACATCAGGTTCAAGTGGTGTAAATGGAACAAGTGGTGAAAGTGCTCTAAGTAGAACATCTGGATCTAGCGGTTCATCAGGTACAACTGGTTCATCTGGTAATAATGGTGCTTCAGGTGCTTCAAGAACTTCAGGTTCAGCAGGTTCATCAGGTTCAAATGGTACTTCAGGTGTTAATGGAACATCAGGTGCTTCAAGAACAAGTGGAACTTCAGGTTCAACAGGTACTGTAGGTTCATCAGGAGATGCAGGAACTTCAGGATTAAGTAAAACAAGTGGTACAAGTGGATCAACAGGTTCAAACGGTACTTCAGGAAATAATGGACAAAGTGCATTAAGTAGAACATCAGGTTCAAGCGGTTCATCAGGTACCTTAGGTACAAGTGGTGTTAATGGAACATCAGGTGCTTCAAGAACAAGTGGAACAAGTGGTTCAAGTGGTACAAACGGTACTTCAGGTAATAGTACAACATCAGGTGCTTCAAGTTTAAGTAGAACTTCAGGTTCAAGTGGTTCATCAGGTACTACAGGTTCATCTGGTAATAATGGTGCTTCAGGTGCTTCAAGAACTTCAGGTTCAGCAGGTTCATCAGGTTCAAACGGTACTTCAGGTAATAATGGTACTTCAGGTGCTAGTAGATTATCAGGAACATCAGGTTCATCAGGTTCAAATGGTACTTCAGGTAATAACGGAGGATCAGGATTAAGCAGAACAAGTGGTACAAGTGGATCAACTGGTTCAACAGGTTCATCAGGTAATAATGGTCAATCAGGATTATCTAAAACAAGTGGTTCAGCAGGTTCATCAGGTACTTTAGGTACAAGTGGTGTAGCTGGAACTTCAGGTGCTAGTAGAACATCAGGTAACTCAGGAACTTCAGGTTCATCAGGTACTTCGGGTACTACAGGTGCTAGTAGAACAAATGGTGCTTCATCACTTAGTAAAACTTCAGGTTCAAGTGGTTCATCAGGTACTACAGGTTCATCTGGTAATAATGGTGCTTCAGGTGCTTCAAGAACAAGTGGAACATCAGGTTCATCAGGTTCAAATGGTACTTCAGGTAACAATGGTACTTCAGGTGCTAGTAGATTATCAGGAACTTCAGGTTCAAGTGGTTCAAATGGTACATCAGGTAATAATGGAGGATCAGGCGCTTCAAGAACAAGTGGAACAGCAGGTTCTTCAGGTTCAACAGGTTCAAGCGGTAACAATGGTCAGTCAGGATTATCTAGAACTTCAGGTTCAGCAGGTAGCTCGGGTACTTTAGGTACATCAGGTGTAGCTGGAACTTCAGGATTAAGTAGAAATTCAGGAACAAGTGGATCAACGGGTACAAATGGTACTTCAGGTAATACTGGAACTAATGGATTAAGTAGAGCTTCAGGTACATCAGGTACCACAGGTTCGAATGGTACCTCAGGTAATAATGGTACTTCAGGTGCTTCAAGAACATCAGGTAATTCATCAACATCAGGTTCAAGTGGTACAAGTGGTACAAGTGGTGCTAGTACAACAAATGGTGCTTCAAGTTTAAGTAGAACTTCAGGTTCAAGTGGTACAAGTGGTACATCTGGTAATACAGGTACTAATGGATTAAGTAGAGCTTCAGGTACAAGCGGATCAACAGGTTCAAATGGTACCAGTGGTAATAATGGTCAGTCAGGAATATCAAGAACTTCAGGTTCAGCAGGTTCATCAGGTACTTTAGGTACTAGTGGTGTTAATGGAACATCAGGTGCTTCACGTACAAGTGGTACATCAGGTTCACGTGGTACATCAGGTACAACAGGTGTTAACGGTACTTCAGGTGCTAGTAGATTATCAGGAACAAGTGGATCTGCAGGTACAAATGGTACAAGTGGTGTAACGGGAACTTCAGGATTAAGTAGAGCTTCAGGTACAAGTGGTACAAGTGGTTCAGTCGGTTCATCAGGTATTGGTGGTGCTGGAGGAGTATCAGGAGGTTCAGGTTCATCAGGTACTTCAGGTACAAATGGTACTAGTGGTATATCAGGTAATGTAGGTTCAGCCGGTACTTACGTATCAATAATCGCAGGAACCGGAATGACTGGTGGGGGTGTATTAAATACCAACAGAACATTAAGTATTGACTGGACAAACACTAACAATGATGGTGAAATAGTTAGTTATAATGCGGGTGATCCAAATAGATTAACAGTAGCTAAGTGGCTAAACCCAGATTTCATTTGGGATGGTAATATGATGCCACTTCAAAATATGACTTGGAATATTGGTTCTCCTGACAAATGTTGGATGGAAATTTGGGCAGTCGCGTTTAATACTTGTGGTATTTTCGAACAGAACTTAGCAGGATCTAATAGAGAAGATAACTTAGATCACATAACTGGTACAGTAATGGTTTGGAAAGACGGAGAAATGTTACCATGTTCAAGTGAAAAAGATCACATGAGAATGGGTGTAATGCAAAACGGTAAAGATATCCCGATCGTACAAGGTGCTGAACCCGTACTAGTGGTTGGAGTAGTAAAAGAAGGTGATTATCTTGTTACTTCAGAAAAAGAAGGACATGCTAAAGCTATAAGTAGAGAAGAGATGATTAATGAAAAATTACATGATGTAGTATTTGCAAAAGCTCTAGAAGATGGAGAAGGAGATTCATACATTATTAATGCTTACATTAATATTTAATAAGTAAATATGGGTTTAGAAATAACAGGAAATAGAATCTACCCAACAGGTTCTAATGATATAGATTTAAGAACATTAGTGATGACAGGGTCAATGAACCCTGTCGTCTTAAATCTTTCTTCACATACTAATGATTCAAATTTCATTACATTTACATCTTCAGGTACCCAAATTTATAATACTCAAAGGTCATCCGGAGCCCAAGGTCCTCAAGGTACTCAAGGATATACTGGTAATACAGGTAATAACGGAGGAGGAGGATCCCAAGGAGCTCAAGGTAATCAAGGACCTCAAGGTAATCAAGGGGTTAAAGGATATCAAGGTCCACAAGGTAGACAAGGTGTTATAGGAGATGTAGGACCTCAAGGATATAGAGGTTCTCAAGGAGGTAGAGGATCACAAGGTGGTCAAGGTAATAATGGATTTACAGGATATAGAGGTCCTCAAGGAGGAAGAGGTCCACAAGGAAGCGATGGTGTTCAAGGACTTGAAGGTAGTGCAACTGGAGCAACAGGACCTACGGGATTAACAGGTGTTCAAGGTTCACAAGGTAGCCAAGGTGGTCAAGGACCTAGAGGTAATCAAGGTGGTCAAGGACCTCAAGGATTAGGCGGAAGAACTGGATTTGGAGGTCCTCAAGGTAGCCAAGGAAACCAAAGTGGAGTAAATGGTCCTACAGGTTATACTGGTCCTCAAGGAGGAAGAGGTAATCAAGGAGGAACAGGTCCTGGTGGTTTAACCGGATATACAGGATATAATGGACCAAGAGGTCCACAAGGAGGAGCAGGACCTAATGGTCCCCAAGGATATCAAGGACCTCAAGGTAACCAAGGTAACCAAGGTGGTCAGGGGTTAGGAGGTAGAACAGGAAACACAGGATATAATGGACCAAGAGGTCCACAAGGAGGAGCAGGACCTGAAGGACCTACAGGTTATCAAGGACCCCAAGGTAATCAAGGTAACCAAGGAGGACAAGGATTAGGGGGTAGAACAGGAAATACAGGGTATAATGGTCCTAGAGGTCCACAAGGAGGAGCAGGACCTAATGGTCCCCAAGGATATCAAGGTGCTCAAGGATATCGAGGTAATCAAGGAGGACAAGGAGTAACAGGTAGTGGTGGATATCAAGGTCCTCAAGGAGGACAAGGTAGTAGAGGTTCTCAAAGTTCTACTACAGGACCTACAGGATATCAAGGATCACAAGGTGTTAGAGGTACTCAAGGTGGTAGCGGTAATCAAGGATCACAAGGTCCAACAGGATTTAATGCTCAAACTGGACCTAGAGGATCACAAGGAACAGGACCTGGACCTACAGGATATCAAGGACCACAAGGTAGTAGAGGTACTCAAGGTGGTCAAGGTAGTAGAGGACCACAAGGATATACAGGAAGAACAGCAGCAACAGGATTTAGAGGACCACAAGGAACAGGACCAGGACCTACAGGATATCAAGGACCACAAGGTGGTAGAGGTACTCAAGGTAGTCAAGGTTCACAAGGTCCTCAAGGATATACAGCTCCTACAGCAGATGTAGGACCTAGAGGACCCCAAGGAACAGGACCAGGACCCCGAGGATACCAAGGTCCACAAGGTGGTCAAGGAGGTAATGGAAATCCTGGTTCTCAGGGACCTCAAGGATATACAGGAAGAACAGCTGCTACTGGTCCCCAAGGTGCTCAAAGTAGTACAACTGGACCTCAAGGATATCAAGGTCCTCAAGGATATCAAGGAAATCAAGGATATGTTGGTGCCCAAGGGCATCAAGGCCCACAAGGTGGTCAAGGAGGTGGAGGAGCTACAGGTCGTACAGGATCTAGTGCTAATACAGGATATCAAGGTCCTCAAGGATATCAAGGAGGTCAAGGTAATCCAGGTGGTCAAGGTTCTCAAGGAGGAGCAAACCCAGGTTATACAGGTCCTCCAGGTAGACAAGGATCATCTGCAACTACTGGTCATGTAGGACCACAAGGTGCTCAGGGACCACAAGGACCACAAAGTACATATTCTCAACCAGGTTATCAAGGACCCCAAGGTACTAGAGGTAGTCAGGGAACCGCAGCTAATACAGGATATTCAGGATACACAGGTAGAACAGGTCCAGCAGGAGAACCAGGCTCACAAGGTTCTCAAGGTGGTCAAGGTATTCAAGGACCTAATGGATCTTCTTCTTCATCACCCGGACTTTCAGGTAATAATTTTTCTGGTAGACCTAATGCTAGTAATTCTGATTTTTATTGGGAACAAGAACCCCAAACCTATATGCCATCAAACGCATATACTTTAGTACCATATACTTACGATACTATAACAGGTAATGGTGCTGGAACTTCTCGAGGTGGTACTAATAATAATGGATTTATATTCCCCACAGGAATTTATTATATAGAATTAAGTATGGTTATATCCCCTGAAACACGTAGTGGATTAACTGGTGGATCAAGTACAGGAAGTTCTAATGAATATCTCCAACTAGGATTATATGAGGGGGACCCATCTGTAGCAATATCTCTTTTTGAAACTAATCAAATAATGGGTAATAACGTAAATATGAATTTAGTTCCTTCGGGGTGTACTTTATGTGGTATATTCAATATTTCATCTCAAACAACATATTATATATATGCTTATCCTTTTAACTATGGTGCTGTAGTATATGATTTAGGATTTTCATGTTTAACAATAAATAAATTAGGATAATATTTATAATAAATGGGTCTAAAGATAATAAATAACCAAATCCTCCCCACAGGAACAGATAGTGAAATTCACATTGAAAATGTAATTTTCGATGGGAATGTTCCTATTGTGAATGTGTTATCTGCTAACCCATCAACAGGTAATTATATTGGTGTAGATAGCAGTGGGATACTATATAGACGTGCAAAAACACCTGGATACACAGGGGGTAGAGGATCCCAAGGATCTCAAGGACATAATGGACACACAGGTCATACAGGACCACAAGGAGGGAATGGTAATCAAGGTGGACAAGGTGGTAGAGGAAGTCAAGGTGGACAAGGTACACAATCCGGAAAAGGATCACAAGGTGCTCAAGGTTCTCAAGGAAGAACCGGTAATTTAGGTTTAGGAGGATCAGGAGGTCCTCAAGGTGGTCAAGGTGGTCAAGGTAATAATGGAAGAACAGGATTTACAGGTATAATAGGTCCTACAGGAGCACGAGGTAATCAAGGATTATCTGGTTTTTATGGTCCTCAAGGATATACAGGTAGAACCGGTGTAGGAGGTCCAGGTGGTGCTCAAGGATCTAATGGTATAGTTGGACCTCAAGGTTCACAAGGATATCAAGGTCCTCAAGGTAATACAGGATACACAGGCCGAACAGGTACCCAAGGAAATCAAGGTCCCCAAGGATATACAGGATATACAGGTCGTACAGGATATGTAGGACCTCAAGGATATAGAGGCCCTCAAGGTCCTCAAGGATATACAAATGCTACTGGTTATACCGGGGCACAAGGTGGTCAAGGAGGTCAAGGAGGAACAGGTTCTCAAGGTTCTCAAGGATTAAAAGGAGCACAAGGTTATCAAGGTTACCAAGGTCCTCAAGGATTTACAAATGCTACTGGTTACACAGGGGCACAAGGAAGCCAAGGAGGTCAAGGAGGAACAGGTGCTCAAGGTCCCCAAGGATTAAAAGGAGCACAAGGTTATCAAGGTTACCAAGGTCCTCAAGGATATACAAATGCTACTGGTTATACCGGGGCACAAGGTGGTCAAGGAGGTCAAGGGGGTCGTGGTAGTCAAGGTCCAAATGGTATACTAGGTCATACAGGATACAGAGGTCCCCAAGGAGGAACAGGACCTGGTGGACCTACAGGATTTGTAGGTAGAGCTGGTGGTCAAGGTGCTCAAGGACCTAATGGTAGAACAGGTAACACAGGTAGACTAGGTCATGTAGGATATATAGGACGTCAAGGTAGTCAAGGACCTAAAGGAGAGGCAGGTTACACAGGTAGAGCTGGTGGTCAAGGTGCTCAAGGTGCTGATGGTAGAACAGGCTATATAGGTAGGTTAGGACACACAGGATATAGAGGTCCTCAAGGTACTCAAGGAGGACAAGGACCTACAGGATACCAAGGTATAGCTGGTGGTCAAGGTGCTCAAGGTGCTGATGGTAGAACAGGATATGTAGGTAGATTAGGTCCTAATGGATATAGAGGTCCTCAAGGTGAAAAAGGAGGACAAGGACCTACAGGATACCAAGGTAGAGCTGGTGGTCAGGGTGCTCAAGGTCTTACTGGACTTGGAGGATATACAGGTAGACCAGGTCCTAATGGGTATAGAGGTCCTCAAGGTAATCAAGGTCCTCAAGGATATACAGGATATACAGGTATAGCTGGTGGTCAAGGTGCTCAAGGTGGTAGAGGAACCCAAGGGGGTCAAGGTAGTCAAGGTACTCAAGGTGGTCAAGGTGGAGGCGGATTAACTGGACGAACAGGTGCTCAAGGTAATCAAGGTGCAAATAGAGCTGGATCTCAAGGTCCTCAAGGTGGTCAAGGTATTCAAGGACTTATAGGACCTTTAGGATATGGAGGTAGAACAGGATATTTAGGTCCTCAAGGTCAACAAGGTTATGAAGGTTTTCAAGGTTTAAATAGATCGGGAACACAAGGTCCCCAAGGATATAATGGAAGAACAGGAATTCAAGGTGGTACTGGGGGTAATGGTCCTCAAGGTAGACAAGGATATACTGGATTAACAGGACATACAGGATATGCTAGAGGAGGTCAAGGACCCCAAGGACCTCAAGGTAACCAAGGTAGAATTGGAAGTTCACCTACTGGTCCTAATGGAGGTAGTGGTTCTACTGGTTTCCAAGGTAAACCTGGAGGACCAGGTACTCAAGGACCAACAGGATCAGGTAGTAATACACAACCTGAATGGGGTATAGTATATGGGCCTGGAGCTATAATATGGAATGACCCAAACCTCCCAGACCTTAGTTTACCAAATAACTCTTCTTTAGCTGGGGTTTTTGGTACGGGTAATACTTCAATGTCAATCTTAGGTGGAGATACTTTAAGTATTAACGCAAATCACTCAGGTTATTATTATTTACAAGTAGGATTTACTTTCTTGGATGGTTTTAGTAGTGGAAAGATTTATGGGTATGTATATGATGACTTGCTAGGACAGATACGTACATCTGCGGGTGGTTGGGTGTATGGAGGAAATTCACATACGGAAACATTTACAACTAGTTGTGTATTATATGTAGATGATGCCGGAGCTCAATTACAATTTAAAGCTGCGTTATTGAATAATCCTTTCTCAACAGCTGAGCAATTTGTAGGTCTAACGTGTAATCTAGTAAAGATACAATAAATATAAAATAATGGGTTTAGAAATAACAGGAAATAAAATATTAACAACATCACCATCAACACAAGCAACAATTGACAATGCTGTATTGTCAGGTTCTTATGTCGATATAGATACTATTACAACCCATAGTTCTATTGAAACTTTTTTAACTATTGATCCTTCAACAGGAGCTCTTAGAAAAACAAATAGTGTTACAGGACATTCAGGTCATTCGGGTCCTCAAGGAGGTCAAGGAGGTCAAGGAGGACAAGGTAATACAGGATATACAGGTAGAACAGGATATACAGGTAGAACAGGAAATGGAGGAGACACAGGTAATACTGGTTTTATAGGATCTACCCCTTCTCCAGGATCTCAAGGAGTTCAAGGTTATCAAGGAGTTCAAGGATATGGAGGTTATACAGGTCCTACTGGAGGTGGTGGTTCTCAAGGATTTCAAGGTCCTCAAGGATTTCAAGGTATAAGGAGTAACGTAGGATTTTTATCGTATAATATATATTCAACCCATTTTGGAAATGGGGGGACTAGTGATTATGTAAAAAATGGATTCTCCAGTTACCCTAATAATGCTACCCAATTTGATATTTTATTAAACCCAAACCAAACAGCAACATCAATAGCAGGAAGTGGTCAAATTAGTGTTAGCACAGGTATTGATTTTACAACATATACCCAATTAGCAAATGTAGGTGTACCTGTACCTAATTCAGGAGCATATTATGCTTTTGCAGTATATGGAACTTTTGTTCCCACTACTACAGGTACTTATACTTTTAGTTGTGAAGGAGATGATGCTGTTGATTTATTTATTAATAACACATTAATTGCTTCTCATTATGGAGGACATGGTATTGCTCCTATAGGTACACATACAGGTACTATTTCATTAACCGCAGGTGTAGCTTACAACTTTAAAGCTAGAATGCAAGAATATAGTGGGGGTGATGGTTTACGAGTATATTGGAAAAAACCAGGATCATCTACATGGCAAATAGATACAAATGAATTATTTGATGACGTAGGACTTCAAAATGTAAATGTAGGAGGTCAAGGAGGTCAAGGAGGTCAAGGAAATCAAGGTCGTGGTGGATTCCAAGGATACACAGGACCTCAAGGATATCAAGGAGGTAATAATGGTTACCGAGGACCACAAGGTGGTAACGGTAGTCAAGGATCACAAGGTTACCAAGGTATTAGAGGCCCAGAACCTAGAGGTTCACAAGGTTCTCAAGGTATTCAGGGTTATCAAGGTGGTACCCAAGGAGGTCAAGGAGGACAAGGTGGTAGAGGTTCTCAAGGTCCCCAAGGTTTCCAAGGAACATCTCCTACTGGAGCTGGAGGTAGAACAGGATATACAGGTAGAACTGGGCATCAAGGTGCAAATAGAGGTCCTCAAGGAGGACAAGGTGGTAGAGGTTCTCAAGGTCCTCAAGGTTTCCAAGGAGTATCACCTGGAGGTGGAAGTGGTAACACAGGACATACAGGTAGAACTGGGCATCAAGGTGCAAATAGAGGTCCTCAAGGAGGACAAGGTGGTAGAGGTTCTCAAGGTCCTCAAGGTTTCCAAGGAACATCTCCTACTGGAGCTGGAGGTAGAACAGGACATGGTGGTCCTCAAGGATATCAAGGTGGACCTCAAGGACCACAAGGAGGAACAGGACCTGGTGGACATACTGGTCCTCAAGGACCTCAAGGTTACCAAGGTAACCAACCCACAGGCTTCCAAGGTTATCAAGGTCCTCAAGGATATCAAGGAGGAGCACAAGGTCCTCAAGGTTATCAAGGACCAGCAACTGGTCAAGGACCACAGGGACCTCAAGGTTACCAAGGTAATCAACCAACAGGCTCTCAAGGTTATCAAGGTCCTCAAGGATATCAAGGAGGGGCACAAGGTCCTCAAGGATACACAGGTCCCGGAACTGGTACTGGTAGTCAAGGATCACAAGGTTACCAAGGCAATCAACCAACCGGCTCTCAAGGTTATCAAGGTCCCCAAGGATATCAAGGTGGACCTCAAGGACCTCAAGGATCTGTAGGTCCTGCAACTGGTACTGGTAGTCAAGGATCACAAGGTTATCAAGGTAACCAACCTACCGGATTTCAAGGATATAGAGGACCTCAAGGTACTCAAAATGGAAGTCAAGGACCCCAAGGACATGCAGGTCCAGATACAAGTAGAGGACCACAAGGTAACCAAGGTAATCAAGGTAACCAACCCACTGGTAGAACAGGATATACTGGAAGAATAGGAGTAGGAGGTACCCCTAGTGATACACCAGGATATACAGGAAGTCAAGGTTATCAAGGACCTCAAGGTCCTACAGGTAACCCAGGTCCTAATCCTTCTGGAAATTCAGGTAATAGAGGATACCAATCTGGATCACAAGGACCACAAGGTCCTCAAGGTAATCAAGGTGGTCAAGGAGGACGAGGTGGTCAAGGTGTTCAAGGATATGATGGTGCAAATCCAAGAGGATCCCAAGGTCCCCAAGGATATAATGGTAGATCAGGTTACTCTAATGGAAGTCAAGGTCCTCAAGGTAATCAAGGAAATAGAGGACCTCAAGGCTATCAAGGTACAAATCCAACAGGATCTCAAGGTTCTCAAGGAACTCAAGGTACTTCTACTCCTGGAAATCAAGGATATAGAGGACCACAAGGTAACCAAGGTAATCAAGGATCAAATGGACCAACAGGTGTACAAGGTGCCAACGCACTTCCTGAAGGACAGGCTGTTATTGTTGATTATGCAATGAATGCAAGTTTAGGTCAAACAGAAAATGCTGCTACTCAATTATCATTTGTTAATACTGGATGGAATACCAGTGCAAATGTTAGTATATCCTCAGGAACAATAGATCAATTTACAATTTTAACTACTGGTAATTATTATATTGAGTGTGGGTTTAATTTTGAATTTATTTCATCATCTTCAACTCAATCTAATGGTGCTTTCTTTAAATTAGTTCCTAATACTAATGTAAATAATTATTTATCATTTGGTAGAAGTAGAATCCAAAATAGTAATAGCCACTTAGGTTCAGTCAAGTTATACTTTGCCGGTAATATTGTTGGAGGAACTATTTTAGAAGTATATGGATTTAAAATAAATAGCAGCCAAACAATAGGAGTTTATTCAGGTAATATATTTATATCAGAAATTACCCCATAACTTGGATATATAATATTTATTTATTATATTGGGTATTAAATTAAAAAAGTTGTATGAAATTAAGTGTAGTTACACCTACCCATAAGGGTACTTATTTAAATGAATTATATGATTCATTAAAAGATCAAACATATACTAACTGGGAATGGTTATTATACCTAAACGGTGGTTTACGTAAAGATGATATCTCTCAAGAAATAGTTAATGATTCTCGTGTAGTAATCCATCATGATATTAAATGTCCTTTAAGTACAAATGTAGGTTATCTAAAAAATAAAGCATTCCATTTAGCTACTGGAGATATATTAGTTGAAGTAGATCATGATGATGTTATAACCCCTGATTGTTTAGAGGAAACCGCTAAAGGATTTAAAAATCCTGAAATTGGTTTTGTATATAGTGATAATGCTAAATTACAAGATGATTTTATACCTTATGGTTCTGAATATGGATGGACTTATGGATCAGCTGAATGGAAAGGTAAACATTATATCTCAATGGATTCTTTTGAACCATCAGCTAATTGTGTTTCACTTATTTGGTTTGCTCCTGACCATGTTAGGGCCTGGAGATCATCAGTTTATAGAGAAGTAGGAGGTCATAACCCTGAATTATCAATTCTAGATGACCAGGAATTAATGATGAGAACCTATATGGTTACTTTATTTAAATATATCCCTAAAACACTTTATTTTTATAGAATTTACGGAGAAAATACTTGGTTAGAACGTAACCAAGAAATTCAAGAAGGCACAGTTAATATGATGTATGAATGGCAACAACGTTTAGCTGAACGTGATGCTGATTTAAAAGGCCTACGTAAAATTGACATAGGTGGTGGTTTATATCCACGTGAAGGATATGAGTCAGTGGATATTACGAATGGAGATATAACCGCAGATTTAACGCAGAAATGGCCATTTGAAGATAATTCAATTGGAGTAATAAACGCATCTCATGTCATAGAACACCTACCAGATAAACAATTTACTATGTCTGAGATGCATAGAGTACTAGCAGATGGTGCTTGGGCTTTTATAGAAGTCCCATCTACCGATGGTAGAGGTGCATTTCAAGATCCAACTCATGTAAGTTATTGGAATGAAAATTCATTTTGGTATTATACTAAAAAATTACATGCTGATTTCATATATAATGATAAAGTCCACTTCCAATCATTTGTTTTAGATACTTACTTCCCCGATGAATTTATGTATGAAAATAATATTTCTGTTACTAGAGCTTATTTAAGTGCTATTAAAAGCGATAAACGTAGACCCGGATATAAAGAATTATAATGACAGAACAATTTCAAAAATTTCATGAATTAACTCGCTCTGGTATTAATAACGGAGAAGAAATCACTATATTAGCCATAGATGATTTTTATAATGATCCTGATGGTATTAGAGAATTTACAATAAATAACTTTAATTTTGAACCATCCCAATGGCATAAAGGACAAAGAAGTCATGAAAAATTAATAGTTGAAGGTACAAAAGAAAAACTAGAAAAAGTATTACAACAAGAAATAACAAATTGGGATTATAATTACAATGGTGTTTTTCAATTTTGTAATGCTCAAGATTCATTAGTATATCATTGTGATACCCAACAATATGCGGCTGTAGTATTTTTAACTCCAGATGCCCCTCCTGAAGCAGGAACTAATTTTTATCGCTCTAAAATAACAAAAAAGACTCGATTTGAACCTTGGGAAAATGGGAGTGAAATTTATAATAATACTTTTCCTGATGGAAATTACTATGATAAAACTAAATTAGAATTAATTGATAAAGTAGGTAATGTTTATAACAGATTAGCATTATGGGATGCTCGTACTATACATGCAGCCAGTGAATATTTTGGGGATAATATATATAACTCTAGATATTTTCATATGTTCTTTTTTGATTGTGATAAACCCGAACCCCCAAGATATTAATATATGAGAACATTTTATAATTTTGATCCTAATTACGAAACTAACCCAACAGAATTTTATTGGTTTCAAGAAGCATTCACACCTGAAGAAATAGATAAAATTATTACTGATTGTAGTAAAGTAGAAACCCAACATGCTACAATTGCCGGTGGAGGAAATGAAGATGAAATAGCAGGTGTAAGAAAATCAACAGTTAGATGGGTCCCCCAAACAGATGAATTTAGTTGGATATATTGGAGAATATCAGAACTAGCAAAAGAAGCAAATTCAATTTGGGGTTTTGATTTACAATCAATGCCTGAAGGTATTCAATTTACTGAATATTTTGATAATGGAGGACATTACGATTGGCATCAAGATATTGGTCCTGGAGAATTAAGTATTAGAAAAATATCAGTGACAATTCAATTATCAGATTCCGATGACTATGAAGGAGGTGATTTAGAAATATTAAGAGGTGCAACTGAAGAAAAAACAGTAAGAGGTAAAGGAGTAGCCGTACTTTTCCCATCATATATGCTTCATAGAGTTTCACCTATAACTAGGGGAACTAGAAGATCTTTAGTATTATGGTTAGGTGGTTCACATTTTAAATAAAAGTTTATGTTTGATTACGGAGATGTAGAAATTAAAGATCCATATTTTAAAGAATGTTTAGAAAGAGAATTTTTTAATGACTCTCAATATGAAAAATATGTTAGTGTTAAAGAAGGAGACGTAGTAGTAGATATAGGGGCAAGTATTGGTCCTTTTTTATATACTATTAAAGATAAAAATTTATCTAAAGTAATAGCAGTAGAACCTATGCCTTCTTACCATAAGCTATTACTTAAAAACTCAGGATTACCTAACTTAATTCTTTATAAAAACGCTATTGGATCCAATGATAATGAAATTATAGATTTAGAATGGAGTAGTGAAAAAGAACAAGTTAAAACAATATCATTCCAAAGTATAGTTAATAATAACGATTTATCATACATTAATTTTCTCAAATTAGATTGTGAAGGAGGAGAATATGATATTTTTACTGAAGAAAATATTGATTATTTAAAAAATAATGTAGGTTATATTGTAGGTGAATTTCATCTTAATGATGAAAGAATGACCAATGAATTTAAAAAATTATATAAACTACTTAATAAACATAATTTTAATTTTCATATTGAATCAGTTGATGGATATGATAATACACAATGGTTTAAAGATGATTTAGAATATTCATCCAACCAAAAATCCCAAGTTATACTTTATATAGATAATAGAAAAATGAAAAAATTATTATGTATAGCACCTCATTTATCAACAGGAGGTTTACCCCAATATTTAACTAAAAAAGTAGAATTACTTAAAGATGAATATGAAATTCATTTAGTTGAATGGCAAGATGTTACTGGAGGAAGATTAGTAGTTACTAAAAACAAAATTCTTGCTCTAGTTCCAGATGATAGGTTTTATACTCTAGGAGAAAATAAAATGGAATTAATGGAATTAATTGATAAAATTAAACCAGATATTATCCATAGTGAGGAAATTCCTGAATTTTATATGCCTAATGACATAGCACAAAAATTATATGCTACTGATAGATCTTATAAAATTGTAGAAACATCTCATGATTCATCATTTGATGTAGAACAAAAACGTTTCTTCCCAGATAAATTTATGTTTGTATCTCAATGGCAAATAGATCAATATAAAGATATTGATATACCTAAAGTATTAGTTGAGTATCCTATTGAGTATATTCCACGTCCTGATAGAACAGAGGCATTACAAAAATTAGGGCTGGATCCAAATAAAAAACATATTTTACATATTGGGTTATTTACATCTAGAAAAAATCAATCTGAATTTTTTGAATATGCCAAAATGTTACCTGAATATGAATTCCATAGTGTAGGGAACCAAGCAGATAATTTTAAATGGTATTGGGAACCTTTAATGCAAGATAAACCCGATAATTTAACATGGTGGAATGAAAGAACGGATGTTGATAATTTCTATCAATCAATGGATTTATTTTTATTTACATCTAGAGGTACAGCAAATGATAAAGAAACAATGCCCTTAGTTATTCGTGAGGCATTATCATATCAAATCCCTCAATTATTATATAATTTAGAAGTATACCAGAATTATTTTGATAGTTATGATTCTATTAATTACCTAAATTTTGATAGTTTAGAGGAAAATAAAAAACTTATCCAACAACATTTCCAAGAATCAGATTATATTGATCCTAGCAAAGAAGCATACGTTATATGCACATATCCAGTAACGGATGCTATTATTCAAACTACTAAAGATTGCATTAACTCATTAAAACGAGATGGTAGAAAAATTATAATTTCATCACATGCTCCTGTTCCTAAGGAATTACAAGAAATGGTTGATTATGTTTTTTATGATGCTAATAATATCTTAACAAAACATACTTACTACTCTAGTTTTAATTTCTATACAGATTTATATGATACTAATTTAAATTTAAAAGGTGAAGATAATGATATATACCATGGACCTGCTTGTTACACTAGTTTTAGAAACCCTGCTACATTTGCTAAAAATTTAAGTATTGAAAAGCTCCATTTTATTAATTATGATTATATTTTAAAAGATGAAGATTATATCAATTATATTTCTAAAATTCTAAATACTAAAGATACATTCTTTGGTGAATTTAAAGCCCAAGAAGGTAAATGTTATTATACATATTTCTTTAGCTCTAAACCAGAACCAATCTTAGAAAACACACCAGATATCCATTCAGCTAAAGAATACGATGATTTGATGTTTACTTGTGGATCTGAATCTAATGGTATTGAAAATATGTATTACCATTTATTTAAAGATTACCCAAATAATTACATTGAACCTAAAGAAAAATTCGAATCAGATGCTGAAAAATATTTTGATTTTGAAGATTATTCAATGGTAGAGTACTACAGTATTCTCCCAACAAATGTACCTGGTAGATTTTGTCCTTGGATTACTATTTCAAATGCTAAAGAAAGTAAATTAATCCATTATACTGTAGAAAGAAATGGTGAAATAATCATTGATAGAAATTTAGAAGTTACAGGTAAATACTATTTTTGGGATATGGTTCCTTACTCATTAGATGATAACACAGTAGTAAAATTCCATATTACCGATTTAAACACAGGTGACTTTATTAAAGAACACGTATTTAATTTAAATAAAGATTATTTTTTAAATAAAATGCCTAATAATGGTACATTTAATTGGAAAGGTGGTATTAAAGAATATGCTCGAAAACCTAAAATTAAATTAATGCATTTAGTTACGGAACCTGACACAAATGAAAAAGAAATTACTTCTATAGAAAGTGTTAAAGAATTTTGTGAGCTAACCGGTATTAAGTATGAACAACGTGTTAATGAAATTTATAAAAATACCCCACCTAAAAATAATTGTAATAGACCAGATGATGTCCAAGATAAACCTGGATATTATAAATTAGCTCCTGGGCATTATGGTTGTTTTTTAGCGCATAAAAACGCAATGTTGGCATCAGACAATGAAGAATACGATTATGTATTAATATTTGAAGGTGACGTTATTATAGATACACCAATAAGTGAATTATATAATAAATTAGTTGAATTTAACCAAACAGCTATTAAAACTGATATGGATATTATTGGGTTTGGTAATCCAACAGATAATAGAAATTTAAATGGTCCTAAAATAGATGAAATCCATACAGATATAACTCCATTTGTACCTGCTCAATCGTATTTAATTACTAGAACTAAATTAAAAGGTATTAGAAAAAAATTAAATACATTACCTTGGGATGCTTTTGATTTATGGATATGTAATGTAGCTAAATTAAGAGTAGGAACAGCAGATAAAATCTACACAAAACACCTACCCGGATTTAGTATTATAGAACAAGAATTTAAAGGTATGGATGAAAATAGCCCTGAAATTTACGCAAAATGAGAATAGCACAAGTACATCCAGGATGTGGAATTCCTGTACCCCCTCCATCATGGGGAGCAATTGAAAAAATAGTATGGGAGTTTATATGTAATCAGAAAGAATTAGGTCATGAAGTTGATTTAAAATGGTCAGGTGATATTAAACCTGGTGAGTATGATATAGTACATTGTCATGTTGCTAATTTAGCTATTGAATTATCATCCCGTGGTATTCCTTATATATATCAATTACATGATCATCATGCTTATCATTATGGTAAAGATTCATTTGTTTATAAACAAAATTTAAAAGCAATTGAGGGATCACTATTATCCTTAATGCCTGCTAAATTTTTAGTAGATTATTTTGATAATGATAAATGTATTTATTTTGCCCATGGGGTAAATACTAAAGAGTTTTATCCTACAATTAAACGTCATCCATTAAATAATCCCAAATTATTGATGGTAGCTAATAATGGTTTAGCTGGTGATCCTTCATTTGATAGAAAAGGATTTACTTATGGTTTAGGGCTAGCAATGATGAATAACCTAGAAATTACTATAGCTGGACCTTCAGCTAATAAACAATTTTTTAATTCTCATTTATGGATGTTAAATTATCCTAAATTAAATTTGGTTTTTGATACTCCTAATAGTACATTACTAGAATTGTATCATGATCATGACATATTTGTTCATCCTACTATGTTAGAAGCAGGACATCCTAATTTAACAATGATTGAAGCAGCAGCTGCTGGTTTACCTATTATTGCTAATTGGGAATATGCTACTGATTTTCATGGCGCATGGAGAGCACCTCGTGATGTTTTTGAAATGAATAAAGGATTAAAAAATATTTTATCTAACTGGGAATCATATATTGAACAATCTATTAATACTGGTAGAGAATTATCATGGTATAATCGTTCTAAAGAAATATTAAAAATATATAATTCAGTTATATGAAAAGAAATACCCGCTTAGTTAGTATTAAAAATACCCCTATGGTAATATATGAGGGTCCTGAATGTATATCCGATGATATAGTAAAATATAATAATTTTTGGGAATTTGAATTATTTGATTATTTTAAACATTGGTTTCCTAAAGAAGGATTAATGTTGGATATTGGAGCTAATATAGGAGCCCATTGTGTTCAATTTAAACATTATTTTCCTAATTTAAAGATATGGGCTTTTGAACCATTTTTTGAAAATTATAATATATTAAAAACTAATACTGATAGATATAATGATGTTCATTGTTTTAATTTAGGAGTAGGTAGTAATAACTCAATGGTTCATTTCGGAAACGAACAAGAACAAAATTCAGGTGTAATAAAAATAGTTCCTAAAAGTAATATTACTAATTTAGTTATTGCTTTAGATACAATTACATTTCCTGAACCTATTAAATTTATTAAAATTGATGTGGAAGGACATGAATTATCTGCTTTTGAAGGAATGACAGATTTATTATTAAAATATAAACCTATAATATGGTTAGAGGATAATAGTAAAACAGCAGTCCCTTATTTAGAAAAATTAGGATACAAAATAATACAAAAACAAATATCAACAAACGATTATTTAATGATATGAAAGAAATATTAATAAAAGAATATAATAATCTTAAACAATTAAGCATTCCATTTAAAAAAGGAACAAATACACTTAAAGTTAATTTTATTAAAGGAGCATTTGCTGAAGTAATAGGTCCTAATTCTGCTAATTATACTATTAATTTTTATGATCAAGATACAAACCAATTAAAATATTATTGTGATGTAACTAATAATATGTGGACTCGTTCTAATATTAAATATTTTATAAATTGGAAGATTGAAGTAGTAAATAAAGAAACTGGAGAAGTAGAATTAAAACATATATTTAATCCTAAAGGAAAACGTATTTACATTCATTTAGATTCTTCTGCTATTGGAGATACATTAGCTTGGTTCCCTCATATAGATGAATTTAGAAAAAAATGGAACTGTGAAGTAATTACATCTACATTTCATAATGAATGGTTTGAAAAAGAATACCCAGAATTAGAATTTGTAAAACCAGGAACTGAAGTGCAAAATTTATACGCAATGTATAGTATTGGATGGCATTATAATGAAGATAAAAAATATGATGATACAAAAATCCCAATTGATTTTAAGCAACATCCTTTAGGTGAAACAACAACTTCTATATTAGGTTTAGATTATAAAGAAATAAAACCAAAAATTACAATACCTAATAAAGGAAAACAAATAGATGGAAAATATGTTGTTATAGCACCTCATGCTTCGGCACACGCCAAATATTGGATGTACCCAGGAGGATGGCAAACTGTAATTGATTATTTAAAAGATCAAGGATATAAAGTAGTAATGATTACTAAAGAACGTTTAGGAAATGATTGGCATGATTCTAAATTAGGAGGTACTTTAAAAGGAGTAATTGATAAAACAGGTGATTATCCTATAGAAGATAGAATGGTAGATATTAAATATGCTGATGCTTTTATAGGTGTAGGTAGTGGTTTAAGTTGGTTAGCTTGGGCTACTGGAACTCCCGTTACTTTAATTTCAGGATTTAGTGAACCTTATAGTGAATTTTTAGACTGTGAACGTGTATTTAATTATGATGAGGATGTATGTACTGGATGTTTTAATAGAGAATGGCTTAATCCTGGAGATTGGGATTGGTGTCCAGATCAAAAAGATACCCCACGACAATTTGAATGCAGTAAAACTATTACTCCTTCTCGTGTACTTGCATCGATTAATAGAACCCTTAATATTTATAACAAAAATTAAATTATGGCAGGATTAGACAATTCAAATATATCTACAGGTAATACTGTTGAAGCATCTGATATTCAACAATTATATACCGCATTAGGTACAGGTTCCCCTGGTACTATTGATGGTTTGGTTATAACCGGTAGTCTTAAAGGTGACGTTGAGGGTGACGTTACGGGTGATTTAACAGGTAACGCAGATACAGCAACCACTTCTACTAATTCTAATTTTGGTAGAATATCTAATAATATAACAGCACCAACTTCTTACTCAGTTGTATTTGCTGATGCTCCTACGTCTCCAACATATAAACAATTATATGTAGACTCAGGCTCAGATGGCTCAGGTATGCATTATCAACCTTCAAATAATTTACTACAAGTTACCGCTTCATATGCTGTTACCGCATCTCATGCTTTAAACAGTGGAGGTGGTGGAGGAAGTTCTGTATCATTAAGGATAACAGAAGATAGTAACCCCGCATTCCCTGGAAATTCTATAACAATGGTTCCTTTTGGAGGTATTTGGAATCCTTCAGTTACAGGGGGAGCAGGTGTAGATATATTCTCTATTTTTGGTAAAACCCCAACTCAATTTGGGGCAGATATATTAGCAACAGCTACCTGTTACGACCCAAATTTTATAGGTCCCGGAGCTAATACAGCAATTGGAATAACTTTAGATACTACAAACCCAGCCCAACCTTTTCTTAATTTTACCGATAGTGTTGGGGCCCCATATAACAAAGAAGTTTCTTACCACGGATGGTTAGAAAATTAAATTAACAATAAGTTTTATATATTTATACAATGGAACAACAGTTTTTAACCCCTGAAGAACTTACAGAAATTAAATCTTTAAATAAACAAAGAAATAAACTAACTGAATTATTTGGAAGTTTAGAATTTGACCTACAATTAATAAAAATAGAAAAATTAAAAGTAGTAGAAGAATTAAAAAATGTAAGTGAAGCTACAGATAAAATGGCTCTTAACCTACAAGAAAAATATGGAGAAGGCAACGTTAATGTAGAAACAGGAGAGTTTATAAAACGATGATTTTTAAAACCTTTCTATATATTTATAACAAAATAAAATAATACAAAACAAAATGGCAGAAACATTAATATCTCCAGGAGTATTAGCAAGAGAAAACGATAATTCTTTTATCTCCGAAAGACCTATTAGAAACGCGGCAGCTATTATTGGTCCAACAGTAAAAGGTCCAGTAGAAGTTCCAACCGTTGTTACTTCTTATAGTGATTATGAAAGTAGATTTGGAACTACTCTTACTAGTGGTAGTTTAGAATATTCTTATTTCACATCAATCGCTGCATTTAATTACTTTTCAAATGGTGGTGAGACACTTTTAGTATCAAGAGTAGCTAATACAGCTGCTGATTATGCCCCAGCAAGCTCATCAGCTGATTTATTTGGTAGTGGTACTTTAGCGGCAGTTAATGGAATTACATTCAAAACTTTCGGTGATGGTGTTATTTATAATAGTGACGGAGCTGAAGATGCTGAAGGTGCATTAGTAAGTGGATCTTCTGATAACTTAAGATGGGAAGTAACAAATTCAAATGTTTCCAATGGTACATTTGATCTTCTTGTTAGAAGAGGTGATGATAACACTGATAATAAGATTGTAGTTGAAGCATGGACGGGTTTATCATTAGATCCTTTAGCCTCTAACTTTGTTTCTAAAGTAATAGGTGATATGTATGAAACTTATGATTCAGTTAATAACCAAATTTCAGTTAACGGAAATTATAAATCAAACTCAAGACATATTTATGTAGGTTCAGTCACTTCTGGTTTCTTAACACCAAATTATTTTGATAATAATGGAGTTGCAAAAGCAGCATATGCTGATATGATCCCAGTAAATGCTAGTGGTTCATTTGGAGCTGCAGAAGGTGATTTAATTAATGGAGTTAATTTTTACGAAAATATTACAGATACAAATACTCAAGGTTTAGTAGCTGCTGATTATACCGACATGATTAGCTTATTAGCTAACCAAGATGATTATAAATTCAATACATTATCAATCCCAGGTTTATTTAACTCGGGAACTAATTTAGCTACTCCAATTGCAAATGCAATTAATAACACTCAACAAAGAGGAGATAGTATTTTTGTAATGGATTTAGTTGATTATGGTTCAACAGTAACACAAGTAACTACTCAAGCAGCTACTAGAAATACTTCATATGCTGCTTCGTACTGGCCTTGGTTACAAATAATTGATCCAAATTCAGGTCAATTAGTATGGGTACCAGCATCAACAATGATCCCAGGAGTATATGCATTTAATGATTCAGTTTCTGAACCATGGTTTGCACCTGCAGGTATCAATAGAGGTGGTTTAGATCAAGTTATTAGACCTGAAGTTAAATTAACCCAAGCACAACGTGATTCATTATACTCAGGAAAAACAAATCCAATTGCTTCATTCCCAGCAACAGGAGTAGTAGTATATGGTCAGAAAACATTACAAACCAAAGCTTCTGCTTTAGATAGAGTAAATGTTAGAAGATTATTAATTGCTTTGAAAAACTACATCTCAGATGTAGCTCAAAACTTAGTATTTGAACAAAACACAATTGCAACAAGAAATGCTTTTATAAGCCAAGTTAACCCGTACTTAGAAACAGTACAACAAAGACAAGGTTTATATGCATTTAAAGTAATTATGGATGAAAGTAACAACTCAGCAGACGTAATTGATAGAAATGAAATGATTGGTCAAATTTACCTCCAGCCTACTAAAACAGCTGAATTCATTTACCTAGATTTCAATATTTTACCAACTGGAGCTACTTTCCCTGCATAATTTTTTAAAAGTTAAATATTTATAATAAAATAAAATAAAATGGCGATATTAGATTCCAACGAAATTTTCTTCACAGCTTTCGAACCGAAAGTACAAAATAGGTTTATCATGTATGTTGATGGTATTCCTGCATATACTATTAAAGGTGTTTCATCTGTAGGATTTGCACAGGAAGAAATTAAATTAAACCACATCAACACTTATAGAAAAATCAAAGGTAAATTATCATGGAATGATGTTACAATGACTCTATTTGATCCGATTACTCCATCAGGAGCTCAAGCAGTAATGGAATGGGTAAGATTACACCATGAATCAGTTACTGGTAGAGATGGTTATTCTGATATGTATAAAAAAGATGTAACAATCAACGTATTAGGACCTGTAGGTGATATTGTTTCGGAATGGATCTTAAAAGGTGCATTTATTAAATCAGGCGAATTCGGAGAATACAACTGGGATAATGAAGCTGCTGCTCAAAATATGACAGTAGTATTAGGAATGGATTATTGCGTATTGAACTTCTAATAAAGAAATTCAAGATATTTTAAAGAGGAGCTTGGCTATGTCAAGCTCCTTTTGTATGTTAATATTTATCATAAGACAAAAGTTATTATTAAATAAAAATTTATGGAACAACAAGAAAAACCCAAATTCAAATTCCCAACAGAACACGTTGAATTACCTTCAAAAGGATTATTATATCCTGAAGGTCATCCTTTATCTTCTGGGGTAGTAGAAATGAAATACATGACTGCTAAAGAAGAAGACATTTTAACTAATTTAAATTATGTTAAACAAGGTATCGTAATTGATAAACTACTTCAATCATTAATAGTTACAGAGTTTGATTATTCAGATTTACTTATTGGTGACAAAAATGCAATTATGGTTGCCGCTCGTGTATTAGGTTATGGTAAAGATTATCCATTTACTTATGAGGGAGAAGAAATAGTAGTTGATTTATCTGAATTATTGCCTACTGAATTAGATGAAAGCACAATTACTAAAGGTATTAATGAATTTGAATACACCTTACCTTATTCCAAAAATAAAATCACTTATAAGATATTAAATGGAAAAGATGAAAAAGGAATTGAAGCTGAAATTAAAGGATTAAAACGCATTAACAAAAATGTGTCTGCTGATATATCTACCCGTCTAAAACACCAAATTATTTCAGTTGATGGGGATGCTGATAAAAAAACAGTACGTGAGTTTGTAGACGGTTATATGTTAGCCAGAGACTCAGTTGCCTTTAGACAACATTTAAAAGCTACACAACCTGATATCCAAATGACATTTATTCATGATGGTAAAAATGGCGAGGAGGAGGTCGCAGTACCCATTGAGGTACAGTTTTTTTGGCCTGACTCAAGAATATAGGTTTAACCTTTTTAAACAAATCCATGAGATAATATATTACGGAAAAGGATATGATTATGATACGGTATATAATATGCCATTGTGGTTGAGAAATATTACTTTTAAATTCATTCAGGATTCTATCAATCAGAGAAATGAAGCTGAAAGAAAAGCATACGAAGGATCTGAAGGAAATACAAACACAAACTTAGATTGGGTTAATCCCGATAGAAGTAAATTAAAATAAATATTTAGGAGGCATCAAGTTTTTGGTGCCTCTTCATATTTATGACATATACCTAATGTCTAATGGCTAGTAAAGAAGAAATACAAAAGCAGAATATTGAAGAAGCAAACCAAGCTTTAGGGGAACAACTTAATTTAGTTTCCCAACTCAATGATAAAATGATTGATTTAACTAAAACCCTAAAAGAAAAGGGCACTTTAGATAAACTATCAGCTACTGCCGTTAAAGATGTAGTTGCTGCAACTAAAAACCTAAAATCAGAATATGATTCTGTAAAAAATGTTCAAAAAGATATTGCAAAAAATGAAAAACTAAGTAATGAATTAATAAAACAAGGAAATGCTTTAAAAACTGCTGGTGGTAAACAATTAGAAGACGAAGTTAAAATGCTTAAAACACAAGAAAGCAGTTTAACAAAAGCACAAAATAAACTTGCTAAAATGAATCAACAAAAAGCTTTAGGGCAAAAAGTTGATGAAGTTTTACTTAAACAAGCTGAAGATACCGTTCTTAAAAAACAAACCCAACTTGATATAACTCTAGAAACTCTTAGTGCAGAAGCAGAACAATTAGCTTATATAGAAGAAGCAGAAAAAGCAAATGCAGCTAATGCTCAACATTTAGCTGAACAGTTAAAACGTCAACAAAACCTAGAAAAAGC